CTCGACAAAATTGGCGGTGATTTCAGTTACAAGAATATCATCAAGAGTTTCGTATTCTATCAGGGAAAACTTGCGGAGAACAAGGCTCTCGTAGAGAATAACCCCAACTACGTAGGTAGTGTGGCTGCTAGCGGCGGAAAAATGGCGATGGCTCTCTTTGAGGGAAACTTCAACGTTGACCCCGAAGAGGATAAGACGAAAGCTATCCCTAGCGACAAAGCTCGCGACTGCTTCGTGAACGACCCAGCAGTGAATGGCGACCTATGGATAACGGCAGACCTTGCGGACTATGGGACGGACAACCTTGTAGCCCTTGCGTGGAACGGCTTTCACGTTATCGATATACTTATTTTGGGTAGGACAACGCCAAGAGAAAACGCCCATAGCATAAAGGCGTTTGCTGCAAAGAATAGAGTTGGTGAGGGACACGTCATTTTCGACGGCACTGCGGGTAGATACTTTAACGACTACTTGCCCGATGCAGTCCCTTTCATTTCTTCAGCCAAGCCCACGGGTATCTACTACCTTACTGGCGTTACGATGAAAGACATCTGCTATCTGCGGCTTACCAAGATGATAGGACGAGGCGAACTTACCTTTAAGGACGACGTAGCCGAAAGAATATACACGCACCAAAATCAGAAGTACCGCGTAACGGTGCAAAATGAGTTTCTTGAAGAGTGCAACGTAGTAAACTTCGATAAAGTAGCTTCGGGGAAGATGCGTCTTTGGAACAAGAAACGGATGAACCAACTGTTAGGCACTCACCGCTCAATGGACTTGCTCGACCCCTGCGCGATGCGGATGCTCCCTTGTGTAAACTTAGAATACGGCAGCGAACTTAATCAAGGAAGAAGCGATGTTTACAGGACAAAGGTCGGACGAGAAGATGAGTTTGTGAGCGAAAGCGTGTTTGACGAAACCCTTTGGTGTTAAAAGATAAAAGATATGCTTAGGAAAAACGAAATAACGAACATTCTTGATGCGCTTGGTAAAGACGGTATCAAGGCTAGCGAGGAGGATGTGGTCTATCTCATTCTGTCGGACACGCTGACTGAAAGTGAATATGCTTACTTCCTAGCCTATGGCGTTCCGCCGCGCGACATAAAGAAGTTCTGCGAGACAGAGGCGATGAAGAAGCTACGTGAGAAGCTCGCCCCATTCGGCGTGGGTAAAGCAGCTGCCAACTCTGTGTCGAAAGAAGAGAATAAGGCAGAGCTAATCAAAATGCTTCAGAAAGTAGAAAAGTGGGGAGCAAACGGCGAAATAGACCCCGAACGCTATGCTAAGCTCGTGCTAGACTATCGCGTAAGACTAAACGATAAGTTCGATATGGAGGATGATGAGAAGAAAAAGCGCATCTTCATCGTTCCACAAAAGCACGACATCGTTTGTCCGCACACTCACAAGGAATGTACCTATATGCCAACGAAAGAGGCTTGTAAGGAATATTATAAGCTGAAAGGATAAAGACCGATGACAGCACAAGAGAAAATAGAATACCTACTGGCTCGCCCTTACGAACTTTTGCAGAAGAAGCCCTTTACACGAGGAAGCTCTACCTTTTTGTCAGAGGACGGTGAAGATGGCGAGGAGACTTATCTTGCTACCACCCGCACCGCAAGATTGCCCCGCGTGAAGAAGCAAATCATCACACAGGCAAAGTTTCTAAAAGAGCTTGACCCGCAAAGCCACGAGGTGATGTTTGATAGGAATATCCCCTCTATTTGCGTAAAACTAGATGACGGAGGGTATTCCGAAATAAGGTGGAAACGGATGCCCTTAGCTTTCCAAGAGCGCATACGGCAGAAGAAAACGCTCACAATGTGTGGCAACAAGTGCGAGTTAATGCTACGCGGCGCACAGCCAACGGAGCGCGACAAAGAGAACGTCGCAAAAATCCGTTCAATGTGGGAGGATAGAAACCAAGACGGAATGCGCACAAAAGCCGTCTATACGCAAATGGGGCTGGGCGATGTGGGGTTACTTTATTACTTTGACCGAAACGGACACATCAAAAGCCGTCTCCTTTCCTACGAGGACGGTTACGTTATTATTTCACACAACGATGATAACGGTGACCGCCTTATGGAATGTGTCTATTACCAAACGCCCGATGGCGCAGAACACATAGACTGCTATGACGACACCAATCTTTATCGCATACGGAGCGGTGGCGAGAGTGGAAGTGAGTGGACGAGGATGGCGACCGTTAAACACGGCTTTACAGAAATACCACTTTGCACCAAACGCGGCGCAGTAGCGTGGAACGATGCGCAAGGACTTATTGAAGCCTACGAAACGCTTTACAACGTCTTCATCGTCATACAGAAACGACACGGTTGGGGTATTCTTTACATTAAGGGAAAATTTGACGAAAGCGTGAAGAAGCTAGCAGGTTCTATCATCCTTAATGACAAAAGCATAGACGGGAACGGAAGCGCAGAGTTCAAAACACCGCCCTCGCCAACAGGCTATATCGAGACCTTACAGTCGCTCTATGAGCAAATACAAATACAATCGTCCACAACGTTCATACTTCCAAAAGACGTAAAGTCGAGCGGTGATGTTTCTGCAATAGCCATAATGCTCACGCAAGAACTTGACATAGAGGGCGCAACACACGGCATTATCGAATGGCAAAACTTTGCCGACAAGATGCTACGGCTCTTTAAGTATGGGCTAGCTTGCGAACTCGTAAGGAGCGGTGAGAATCCAAACGCTATAACAGAGTACGACCGTCTAAGTATGAGTTGTAAGTTTAAGATTTGGCGACCGTTTAACGAAAGCGAGTACAACCAAATGCTTTGTACGCTCAAGGGTGCAGGTATCATCTCTACCAAGACAGCCGTAGAGAAGAACACCGTTTCTACGCCCGATGAAGAGTTGCGGCTTAAAAGAGAAGAAGCTGATGCCGATGCTAAGAAAGCAAAGGAAAAAGAAACAGAGCAGCAGACGAATATGCAGGAGCAGCAAGTGCAAGCCACAAGCGAGGCGGGTACATCTTTCAGTTCCGATAAAGAAACAACAATAGAAGAATGAGTAGCTTCCTCAATCAAATCCTCACGGTAAAAACGACCATTAACGGAGAAGAACAAGACTTCCCTGTGAGTTCTGCTCCTGCTGCTATTGGGACATTCACCTTTACAGCGGAACGGATGGGTACAGCTCCTACCATTACGGCAGATTTGATGTACCCACGCTGCTTAGATGATGAATGGACGAAGAAAGAGTACGTTATGTTCCGTGGCGAGAAGTACTTTATTTCGCAAGTCCCAACGTCCTCAAAGAGCAACGAAGATTTGTTCTACAAGCATTCGTTGACCCTTATTAGTGAGCGTATAATCTTAGAGAACACTTATTTCCTAGATGTCGTAACAGCAAGTACGGAAGAACAATATGCGGACCGCATTCGCTCCAACTACACCAGTTTCTCTTTTATGGGGACAATCGCGGAGTTCGCCTCTCGTCTTTCTGATAGTATGGTGTATAGTGGTCTGTGTACTTACGACAAGGCGACCAAGACCTACACTGGCTACCACGTTGTGATAGACGATGACATCAAGAATGATGCCGACATTATGGAACGCATAGAGACAGTTAGCCTTGATACCGTCTATCTAAATGAAGCTCTGCAACAAATCAACGAAACCTTTGAATTGTCATACTATTTTGTTGGCAAGGTATGCCACATAGGATATTCGGAGAATGCCCCAACTGAGGTTCTCGAATATGGCAAGAACAAAGGGCTTCTTACGATAGGAAAGACGAACGAAGACTATAAAATAATAGACCGTATTACGGGTGTAGGCTCTTCTGACAACATCCCATATTATTACCCGAATGCTAGTCCAATCGGCACGGCAATCTTTGAAGTAACGGGCATCGACCCTACGCTTATATCAATAGACCTCTCGCAGCTTAAAAAATATGTTTCCGATTGGTCGGGATATACCTTTAAGTGGTTGTATAAAGAATTTACGTTGTGGTCGGGATGCAAGATAAGCACCGACACGAGCGAAAATTGGGACAAAGATGTTAGCACGGGAGCTGTTTCTATAAAGGCACTAAAAGAAGAAAAAGGTGCCGCCACATATTATCGTTGGACGCAACCATATAGCTGGCTAATAAAATACAAACTCTATGGCTATAAGGGGCTTCAAGTTATAATTACGCCTAAATTTGATGGATTATTCAATGATAATGGTTTTTTGGAGAACGACTTTTCTCTTGTTGTATATTGCACGGTCGAGGGGACGGATAATGGGAAGCCGTACAAGAAACAATATGTGGTAAACGGACAAAACTTGTATAGTACGAGAACAGAGACGGGTAAGGGCGGAGAATACTGGGACGGCATCGTTAAGTTGGAGGGAGAAGATAAAGCAGTTGAAGTCTTGTTTACAGTTTCTTGCAGTACATCTCGCCTTGCTTCAACTTATTGGTCAGTACCCGCATATAATTTTTCTTTCAACAACAAGACTACCATATCGCCTGTCCTTTCAGAAGACGGACGGCGCGGGTTCTCCTATGGCGATGACGGTTTTTTGACTTACAACGATAGCGGCATCACCATAGCAGATTTTAGTCAGCTTGACACGGATAATTTCTCGCTGAAGATTACTGGTGAAAAACTTATCCCATTTGCAGACAACTTAATGCCGTCTTGCTATCGCGATACGGACGGAGAGCAACGTTTTTACAATGCTCTGAATGACACTTATGACAGGGCAACATACCTGCCAAAGGATGGATATACAACGGAGACCGTCTCTTTCAACAACCCCTTTATAGCAGGCAATCCACACGAGGGGAAAGAGAACTTTGATGACATCAAGCCGAGCATCGAAAATATGCGCAATGCGGAAAGGGGCGAGCTGCAAGATGACGGCACATACGAATACCCCGAGGGGCAACTTTACGGGGAACTGGCGGATGTCGCATTTGACGATAACGATAATGACTTGCTTGGAGATGGAGAGGGTACGACAAATGACATATTCAATGGCACGGACGAATATCAGCACTCTTGGTTCTACATAAAGCTACACAAGTTTAATGGCGAAGATATTAGCTTTAACCTCTTCCAACACGCACTAGAGGGCGAAGAAGCCTACATTGAAATGACAAGTGGAAATTGTGCTGGTTGTAAATTTCAGATAGGCGTAATCCAAAAAGCAAACGCTGAGGGGACGGGGTATGATTTTGATAACCCCGTGCAAGTTGATGATAATGGAGATATTGTTGACGGCGACTTTGGCGATAAGGTTAATAAGAACAATATTCAATCTTCACAGCAAAACACCATTACGGATGAAATATGGATTGCTGTGAAGAAAGACAACGAAACGTATGGTGTTGTCATTCCCAATCAGACGTACAACTACAAGCCACAAGTGGGCGATACGTTTGTCATAACGGGCATCAATCCGCCTAGTGTTCTGATTAAAGCAGCGGAGAAGAAACTAGATGCCGCACTCGTTAAGTATATGAAAGAGAATAACGATGAGAAGTTTACTTTCTCTGTAACGTTCTCGCGCGTTTGGCTTGAACTGCATCCCACGTTCACTTCACAACTCAACGAGAACGCACGGCTCACGGTTAGTTATAATAAACACGAATATACGCTGTATGTTTCGAGCTACTCCATCAAGGCAGATGATAACCTTATTTATGAAGCCACCGTAGAGCTGAATGATACGCTCACTATTTCGCAGAGCGGACTACAAAAGCAAGCTGACGCGATTGAAGCTAATATTCTCTCTGCCGTGGGTACTTACACACACAGTGGCGATATGCTTGCTTCTGGGCAAAAATACTTCTTGCGCAAAGACACTGCCGACACTGCCAAAGGGCGCATAACGTTTGTGGGCGGACTGACTGCGAACGCTGACGTAATACACTCGGCGGTTACAAGGAGCAGCTCGTTCGTGGACGGCCTTACAGGTGCTGGGTGGCGCATAGACGCGGCGGGCGATGCTTGGCTTGATAGTCTCTCGGTTCGAGGCTTTCTCGAAGTTCCCGAGCTGCGCTACAACCGCGTAGAGGTGATGCTCGGCGATGAGTGGCAAGCTGCTGGAGGTGGGCTGATAGAAAGCTGTACGCCAGACTACGAAGTTACTACCGATACGAGCGGGGATGAAGTTATAAGCACAAAGGACACAGGCACAATCACCCTCCACCTTGAAACGGGCGAAATAGGTGCGGTTGCCGTGGGCGACATCTGTATGGGCTACTACCACTTTGCCGACTCGTACTATGGCGAAGATACCGATGACGGGCGGGGCAACATCACGCACGCTGGCTTCACCACCATTTACTTCCAAATCACGGCGATAACCGACACTTCGGGACTTAACACTACGTTCCGATACAAGCTACGTCCTAGCTCTACCTATTGGACGGCAAACGGGATGCACCCGCAGCCGCAAATGAACTTTGCAGCCTACGGCAACTTCACGAACACTGACCGTCAGAAGTCCGTCCTGCGCACCAAGACCTACACCCGCTACCTTGCAGGAGTGAACGATTGGGAAATCACGAGTGGCAACCTAATGATGCAAATGGGCAACCTCTCCAACCTCTCCGTGCTGGGCTTGACGGAAATGACTGGCTACTCTGCCTACCTGAACAACATCTATATGACGGGGACAATAAAGCAGCTCGAAGATTTGCCCCTGTGTGTGGAGGTTACGTGGTCGGGCGGCGAGAGCTTGGGGAGCGGCGAGAGTGCTACCGCCACGGCAAGGCTGATGAAAGGCTATGATGACCTTTCGAGCGAAGTCGTGGCGTGGCAAGTAACGCGCACTAGCTCCGACACTGCGGCAGACGCTTCTTGGAACGCAGCACACACCTACATCGTTACGTATGGTGAACTAACGCTCACGCTCTCCACCTCCGACCTCGGCGAGAGTGGCGCAACCATTTTCAGCTTCACCCCGCTCGGCCCCGCCACGGGGATGCTAATCCTCACCGATGAGAGCGGCGCAATCCTTACCGATGAGAGCGGCAATTTGCTAACAATAACAACCGAATAAACCTATCAACCACCAACGCCTATGTCAGCAACTTACAAGAACCTTGCGGAAGTCTCTACTGCCACACTTGACAGCCAGACCGACAACGTTATCATAGAGAAGAGCGGGGCGATAAACCGCATCGCCGCCAGCAACTTTGCCAAAAGCGCAGACCTCTCGGCGGCACAGACCGACATCGCCACGAATACCGCCAACCTCGCCACCGAAACCACGGAGCGCAAAGCCGCCGACACGACCTTGCAAGAGAATATAAGCAATGTACAGACCTTTGCCGAAACAGAGGAGAGCGAACGTATCAAAGGCGAAGCCGTTTTGCAAGGGCAAATAGATACCAACAAGGCAAATATAGAAGCACTGAAAGCCACCGCCACGACCTCGGCGGCCGGGCTTATGAGCGCGGAGGATAAAACAAAGCTAGACACGCTTTCTAGTGGCGGTAATACGGACTATGTTTCTAATATAGCCTTAACGCAGTCTGCAAGCCACCCCGATTGGGCGCGCTTCACGGTGCAAAAGGGAAACAGTACGCAATACGCCTTTGACCTCGCTAACGCCACCTCCACCGTGCAAGGCTTAATGTCCGCCACCGACAAAGCAAACCTTGACACGCTCTCAGGCGGCACGGATAGCCACTATCTAACCGCCTTGACCGTTAC